CCCTTAGGAGAAGGGGTGAGGAGAGACTAGCGACAGCGACGGCTCGAGTCAGGGGAAAGCTTTCCCCCCCACACCCACGGTGCAGGGAGGAAGCACAAGGAACAGGGCAGTTTATCGTCGTACCCAGTGGAAGGACGGTTGAGATTAGTATTGCGAGGTCAGCAATCATGCTGTCTCAGAGTTGGTGTTCACGAGGCTTTGGCGTAAGCAAGCCGATGAACGAAAGAACGACGGAGAATATAATTCCCGAAAGGAATGCGGTAGCCATTCCTTTGTAAGTACCAATGCAAAGCATTGGGATACCGAAGGTAAAGAGCAAGTCCCAAAGGACTTGGGTTCGTACTACGAACCCAAGACCGAAGATTTTGCATAGGATTATTAGGTAGGATAGCGAAGCTATACTAGCTATTACTATTACTTCCATTATGCTTTAGCTTTTTTGAAAGTCGGGTCGACGGAGTCGGCAAGACTGTTCAAGCCACTGGAGATAAAGCTACGAGCTTTAACGACAGTCTGCTTAAGGTGCTCGTCAGGTGCTGAGTCGATTTCGTTTACGACATCGACGATGCTAAGGTCGTCTATTTTGCACAAGTCGTGCATAATTGCGATTTGTGAGTTGTTTAGCACTTTATAGCCACGAACTTTAAGCAGAGCACGAACTCCGCTGATCTTTGATTGAATAGGATTTTCCATAGTATTGATTTGTTTATAATAGTTAAGTTGGTCAACAACGACCAAATGACCCATCTCCTCAATCAAAGTCGAGGAGGGGTTGTGCGTAGCACAAAAAAATGCCGAGAGAAGCGTTAGCTCCTCTCGGCATTTTGGTTTTAGTGATAGTAGCTTCGACTACTTCGTAAGTCTCCCACCTTGCATCAATCCCTGATAAGGGTTGATGCAAGTCGCAGGCTCGGGCAGGGTTCTTTCGTAGAAGCCCATGAGAACGCCGTCTGCTCCACGACCTCGGTCGCGATAGTCGGACTTCATCTTGGCTTCGAAGGTTGTGTAACCTTCATAGTTTGCACGAGGTGGTGTCCCAAGGAAGCGAGCGTCATCGGGATCGACTTCGGCTTCTTGCCGAAACGAATCCCGATTGTCTAGGTTGCGGGCGTAATCCTCTGCGTACTCCCAATCGTCAGCGGTGAACTGACAATCATCGCCGAATTCTTCGTGCGATGTGAAGTCAGCCACTGTCGGCTTTAGTCTGTGTATGATAGTAAGCTCTCGCTTGGCATCTTTGAGGCAGGTCACTAGGTAGTCCAGATGCGGGTCATCGTGGTCGCAGTGCCATTCCGCTAGATACTGATCGGTGAGTTCGTCGACCTTACGCTTTTGGCGTGAATAGTCTCGCTCCCATTGAAGCGTTAAGCTTCGTGAGAGAGAGACGAACTCGGATGCCGTGTCATCAAGTTGGACGGAGTTGCCGTCCGACTTGAGCCACATCGAGGATGCCGACCAAGAGTCGACAATCATCTCGGGGTCAATCTCACGGTTGAGTTGCGTATTGAACAGGTCAGACAGCTGACGAGCGTACGAGAAGATTTGTTTCCAAGCCTGCTTGAAAGCAGGCGAGCCACGCTCTTGGGAAAGGGCGAAGGCGATAACCCGCCCGACCGAAGTCGGGGGGTTAAGATATAAGTCGAAGCAGTTACTCATGTTACGAAGCGTTTGAGATGGAAGCCTGTGCACGCTCGAGCTTGATGGGCTTGGCGTATACTTTGCGTTCAACTGTGCCGTCTAGCTTGGGCTCAGTCTTGATGTCGAGGATGAGACCAACCTCGTCGCCGACTTTCTTGCCAACCATATGCGGTGAAGGCTGAGCAGACTCGTCTTGCCAAAGGGCAACGACATCGCCTGTGTCGGTGATGATGGTGGTCTTGTGAGCCGATCCGTTGGAAGTTTGGATGGGCTGATCAGTCATATCAACGATCTCGCCAACTGTGACGAGTGTTTGATAGGACTTAGCGGGAATAGATGATGTTAATGTTTCCATAGTTTTGATATTACTGATTATTGTTGTGAGCAGATTGCTCGATTGATCCCTCTCCTTGTGAGAGAGAAAGTGGGTAGCCTGCGTCTCGAAAGGACTGAAGGTCACGCTCGTTCTGAGCGATTTCGAGGTCTAGGGCAAAGGTGAGAAAAATAGCAAGTATAGAACTTACTATGACGATGAGTATAAACTCGATGATGTTTTTTTGATTAGACATACCTCCAATATACTACGACCATTACTTACACCGTTGAGTGTTCGAAGGCGTAAGATCGACTTCATAATGATACATTATGAACAAAGATTGTCGGCTTCGGTAACACCAACAGGTCGTCAAGGAAATCGGGACGACGGATCGTGGACGGCAGAGACTATTAGTGCTGAAGGTTCATAGGTTGAAGATAGCGAATAGCGTATCTTCATTAGAACCTATGAAGCTTTAGTGATGATAGTAAATGCCCCACACGATGCGATGTGGGAAAAATACAGCAGAGCGTTAGCTCTGAGAAGCTGAATTTTTACACATTTTACTTGATGATGCGTTAGCAATCGCTAGCCGATTGCTCCACAGGCGACGACATAGCTTGGGGCGAATCCGACATAATGGATTGGGGGGGACACCCCAATCCTCAGATGGCGTTTCGAAGATGACCATAAGTCATCTGACCCAATGGATGTCTAGAATGTGGGAGCTGTGTAAGTTGGTTGTGGTTTCTCTGTTGCCCCATCTGAAACACATACCATTGCCACAAGCGATGGCTAATCTACGAAAGCTAAGGACAAAAGAACATCTGAATGAAGAAAAAGAAGAACAAAGCGGGAGCGTTCTAGAAGTTCTCTTTTTCTTTATTCCACTACTAACTTAGACAGATGAATACTTGGAATCTGTCGTCTTTTGTCTGTGCTTGAGCCGTATGCTACAAATGACCTGTGAGCCTAGTAAACAAGGGGGTTAACAGGACTAATCGACCCTTGCTGGTCGACCCTGAGGTCAGATGACGCAGGGAATCGTTGTTAAGTTATTGCATCGTAATAACTTATGCATAAGATTCGTGAGTCATTGATCCTCGGATATACTGAGGTGCATAGAGGCGATGGCTCAGTGAGCCTCGTCGCACCGAAGCTAGGAAAAAACGCTCGGGCTTGGCGAGCGTAACTGGGCGGAGCGGGGGCTTCCCACCCCGCGGAGGGCAAAGGGTCATGGTTCTGGGAGCATGACCCTCGTCGAGCGTAAATAAAACTGGGAGACTTGTCACATAGTCCCTGCGAAGCAGGGGGGCTATGGGGGAAGTCGCAAAAAAAGGCAAGTGGGGGTAACAACCTGCACATTTATTTTTTGATTTTTGAGAAATAAGTACACTTTATCCACTTGTATACCACTTTATTTTGGAAAGTGGCTTTTATAAATATTAAGGATTATCAACGACTTACGTAATTTAGTACACTTAGTACACTTTTTTTCTAGATATTATTTTTAAAGTAGCACCCCCCTGTAGAATATGTACTTTATGTACTTCTGTTTCATAAGTCCTTTATATACCATATACTTAACTAGTGACACTTGTCCAAATATACTGGTTTGCTACTGGTATAAGTGTACTTCTTGTTATACGATAGATGTGCTCCGAGGGTATTGACAACCACACACGGATGTGTATTAGTCTCATTATGCCCAAGTCTAGAGATCCTTTTGCAGATAAGAGGAAGACATCCAATGGAATCAAACCTGAACAAGCTAAAAAGAAGATAGCGGTCAAAAGAACCGCATGTCATCGTAAACGAATGAAAGCCGAGAAAGATATGAAGCAAGCTCAAAAGGAGCTGGGTAAAGTAGAGAAACAGTTGGATGTTAAACAACAGTTCTTAAATGCTATTAACAATGCCCCAACTCCAGCTCAGCAGCGTAAGGCACTACTGGCATTATTTGCAGAGAAGGGTATTAACCCCATCGAAGAGTTGATGAAGTATACAGATGACGGGGAAGTACCCCTCAAAGAGAAGATCGCCATCTGGAAGGAACTAGCTAATTATACCCAACCTAAATTAAAAAGCGTAGATATATCGGCAAATGTGACTGGGGAGATGAAGGTAGTCACTATGGATTTTTCAAAAGTAACTCAGGAACAGATCTCCAAGCACGTCGAAGCAGAGGTTATTGATGTAGGAGAGGACTACGATGAGTTCATAAGCGAGGAGGAGAAGAGTGGCGATTGATAGCGAGTACGATGATCTATTTGGTAAGATTCGTGGCAATCTAGGCGAGCACTTCTCAAATTATATGTTCATTGTGCTAGATGAAGAAGGCGACTTATTTTATGATTACTCCAATCCAAGGGTGGGCAGAATGTTAATAAATGAAGCTGCGATGGATATGTCTAGTATCCCAGTAGATGTGTGCTGGGAAATGGTGGATGAAGAAGAAGAGGAGGAAGAAGAGTGAATGTAACTGTTCCAGCACAAGGGTGGTCTCCTAGACCATATCAACTAGGTCTTGTTAAGTACATGACTCAAAAGAAACGTGGACTACGAGCAGTAGTCGCATGGCATCGTCGTGCAGGTAAGGATCTTACTTGCGTGAATGTAATGGCAGTGAAAGCTTTACAACGGGTGGGAACGTACTGGTACGTTTTACCGTACGGGAATCAGGCACGCCGTATTGTTTGGAACGGCATGACAGGTGAGGGTAAGAAGTTTATCGACTACTTCCCCAAGGAAATAATTGAAAAGAAGAGTGAGCAGGAGATGCGTCTCCACCTAACCAATGGATCTATTATACAACTTATGGGGTCGGATGATCCTGATAAAATGGTGGGTGCTAATCCCATCGGAGTGGTGTTTTCTGAGTTTAGCATCTCTGAC